AGCAGCATGAATAATCTCAGTAGGTTGAAGTGGTAACCACCGGTGGTAACTTTCGGGGGTGGTAACCTAATTTTTGAGGCTGTCGCTAGCGAAATGCCGGGGTCTTGCCCCCCGCATAGCACACAGGGCCAGGAAGGACCCATTAAGTTTTCGCATTAACCCGCAGGCGCTTTTGGCATGAACCCGCAGGAGCCCTTAATAGCAAAGACTGCGGTGTTAGCGCAGCCTTTAAATAGATTTTTCTCGAGGTTAGATCAAATCATACACCAGATTGGCGAAAGTGTTGCAGGGTGTGAGGGGTGGTGGTTTTGGCATTAGCCCTCAGTAATCTGCAACCCAAACCGCTTACCCTCAAATACCCCTACATTCCTTTTGATTAGATGACATTGCCTCTGCCAATGAGGCTATTGCCATCTTCCACCTGCGCCAAGCCGTCGTCCGATCGCACCCCATGCGTGCACAGATCTCCCGCCAAGGATAGCGCTCGGCTCGCATCCACAGGAGATGGCGTTGCTCTTCTTCCAGCCACACCATCCAGGACATAACCTCAAGCATACGTTCAACTGCCTCGGGAGAGGGTGGGATACGAATGGGCTCAGGCTCCGCTCCTAGGTTCTCCCAGGGCATGCGCTTGATTGCAGGCCAGGCGTTGAAGTATCCCTGGACTTTCACGGGTGGAAGTCGGTGTGCGGTGCGTGCTGCCTCATGCAGTCGCTCTGCAATTTGCTCTTCTGTCCGCCTAGCCACGTTGACCTCCTTCTTCACCGTAGAGGCGATCACCGATGTTGCGAAGCAGTTGCTGCTCATACCAATCGAGTCGTTCATCCTCGGGTGAGATGACCAGGATGTGCTGCTCTTTCCAGCCCTGTTTTTTGACGTCCTCTGGATCTGGTTTCTGGTTGACTTGTAACCGTCCCAATGGGCAGCGGTAGCGAGGTTGGGGTGTTTTCATGCTGATACCTCCTGTGTATCCAAAGCCCAGTAGAGCAGGGCGATTGCATCCGCTTCGTTGTCGTCGACAGGCTGGTGGCCTCGCTGTTGAACTGCCTTGATCATCAGTTCCTTGCTGGCGTTACCTTTACCGGTGGCGTGTTTTTTGATGGTGCCCACAGGCACGCCTTGGTACGGAATGCCGTGGTGCTCACACCAAGCGGTAAGGTGAGCCATGAAGCCACCGTAGGCATGTGCGGCATCCACACCGGCGTGGCGACGCACTTCTTCGAAGTAGACGGCATCAATGCCATCGGTATGGCTCTTCAGTTCAGTGACCCAACGTTTGAATCGTAGGTAGCGCATACCACCGCCCTCAAAACGTGATGGTTTGAACGATTCACTGCCGCTGATGATCTCTCTGTCATCTGAGAGTGCCCAGCCGGTTTGAGTGCCAAGGTCGAGTGCGAGGATGGTTGTTTTATTCATGATCATCACCCTTGACCGATTGGGTTTGTGGACGTGTGGACTTCGTCAGAATGCAAACTGCAGGGAGTGATCCCCCAGCGTAAGCGTGGGGTTCACTCCTACCCCCGTAGGGGGTAGGGGTCTGCACTACATTCTGGAACTTATTTAACTTGTTGTTTTTAAATGAATAAATCCAGAATGCAGAGAATTCTGCAGTCTGAGTCTTGCATTCTGCATTCTGGCGTAACCTATTGATATCTAAGGATTCCAGAATGCAAGCCGATTTCAGAATGCAGCATTCAGGTTCAGACTGCAGAACTGAACGATTAGTTTTTTCAGGTAAATTGCTAGGCGATATCATCTGTAAACTCCTCTTGATAGACCCAGATTTGAGGGTTCTCCACCGGCAATAAAGCGCCGGTGCAGGGGCATTTGTAGTGGGTGGGTAGAACGGGTTTTTCGGTCACCATGACTTCACCGGTCTCTTCACAGATTCCGGTTTCAACGGGCAATAACATGCCTTCGACACACAGGTGTCCAAACTTGCTTCGTGGTGGATGTGGGAGGTTGTACTCATCAGGGTTTTTGAAAAACTTGATGAATCCTTTGGTCGTCAAAACGTTTAGTCGATCGACGATGGTTCGGTGAGCACCTAGTCCAGCGGTGCTTTCAAATTTCTCTGCAAACTGAGCGATGGTGTAGACGCTGCCTTGGCGAGCCTCTTCAAATAGCGTTTGGACGATGACATTGCCACGACGGCGACGCTCGGCATCGTGTTTTGCACCCATGCTTTGATTTGTTAATCGTTCATTGCTGGTGTTGACGACCTTCCACTCACCGTTCTCTTTATCAACGTGAAGTGGGCTAGGACTTGGACCGTTGCGTAGCTCGTAGATGAGCTGTCGCATGGTTTCGGTTTCGTCCGGTCTATAAAGCAACATGCCAGTGGTGTAGTAACCTCGCAGACTGCCCGCACCTGCGAGTGCTTGGAACGGGTCCTCCTCAAACTGTTTCTTACCAAGCTTGCGGGTGTGGTGGGCGAGTATGATGCCTGCCTCTGGATTGATCGCGTGACGTAGCCGTTCGACCCGTTGCGACAGGAAGAACAGCATGGCGCCGTTATCGTTCTCGCCGCCGCCGTCACCACCGTCAAAGACGTTACGAATCGGATCGATCGCAATGATGTCCGGCTGGCCATCGCTAAATGCACGGTTGATTGCCGGGATCACTTGGTTGATTCCGTCTTCATCCAGAATCAGGCGTAGCTGCGGTGTGGCCACAAAGTTCTCACGGGCAACCAAGAGTCGAGAGGCGGGGAGCTGGATCTCTTTCACACGCTCTCTCAGGTAGTGGTACTGCACCTCGGCCTGCAGATAGAAGACTCGCAAAGGACGTGGCGGTGCCATGCCCAAGAACTCAGCGCCAGCGGCCATGTGGGTTAGCCATGAGAGCAGAAAATCACTCTTGCCGACCTTGGGCGCACCACCAAACACCAACATGCCTGAGGGCGTCAGCACTCGTGGTGCGATCAAGTCAGCAGGTATCGGTGAATCATCATCCAGAAGTTCGCCCAACTTGAAGGTTGGGATGGTGTCCGCTTCGGCCTTAATGATCTGTTTATCGGCTTGGGCCATAAACGCGGCGCAGTCCATGCCTTGTGCCACAGCATCAGCGGCATCCCACTTCGCAGGGTGTCCCGCTGGAATTTGAAGAATGGCTACACTGCCTGCTTTCGCCGCGACACAGGCTTGGGCTGCGGCCTGCGCATACTCGATGCCAGAGGCGTCGTTGTCAGGCCAGATCAGCACATCTTTCCCAGTCAGCGGTGACCAGTCGGTTTTGTCGGTTGGGGCACTGGCACCATTCATCGCTGTGGTGGCGGTGATGCCGACAGAGTTCAGTGCATCGGCCGCTTTTTCACCTTCCACTAATACAACTGATTGCGAGGTTTTCAGGCGTACCTGATTGTAGAGTGGTCGTGGATTGGGCGCTGCCATCTTTCGAGTCTGGACATCCCAAGGCCTAAACTCCTTACCCTCCGGCGTGTCGTAGCGATAGACGCAGGCGATGAGTTTGCCGTTGGCATCGGTGTAGTCCCACTTATGGCTGTACTGACCCAGCTCGTCGGTTGGGACTTTGGGCTGTGTGGGTGTTTTATATGAAGCAATCGCAGGGTCGCCTAACCACTGAGTGATATCGGCAATCAACTCTGGAAATTGGTTATGGCGATTGAAGCCACGTACCTGACCCCAGAGATCCAAGATGTCACCGTGGTCATTTGTCGCAAAGTCGATCCACATGCCTGACTTTGTGCCGGTTAGTTCTACGACCAGACTCTTGCCTCGATGACCCTCCAGATCGCCCACGAGAAACTGATTACCGCGCGTCACCCCTTGCGGGAGCAGAGACGAGAGCACTGCGGGCAATCGCTCAAACAGACGTTGTTTTATCTCCTGTGTGGTTAGCTTTGAATGCTGCTCATCACAGGGTTGATCGGCCGCATCGTTAAAATCGAGCCAAACGATATTGCTCATACTTGGCCTCCCCAACAGCGTTCCTGCCATGCACAAAATTTGCAGGTGAAGTGGCAGGGATCGGCAGCGGCTCGAGGCAACAGTTCATGTACCTCGCAGGCATTGAGAATACGCACCGCGCGATCCGATGCTCGTTGCGCAAGCTCACCGTTGAACGGCACCAACTCAAAGTAGAGCTCAGCGGTGTCTTTGTTGATGGCGGTGAATAGTGCAGGGTGCGCAGAGATACCCGGAATATCGGTTTCCATATACGCCTGATAGATCGCCATTTGGGTGGCGTAGACAGGCTTGGAAATCGCGACGCCTTTCTTGACGGTATCGTTCCAGGATTTGTTGTTGAGGCTTTTGCACTCCCACAGCATAGGAACACTCAGTCCCAGCTCTGCAGGCGCGTCCGTAATGACGCCGTCGATATGGCCTTTTAGCCGACCGCCGGCTGCTGTGAAACCAAATTGGCCTCCCGTTGTTGTTTCGGTGTGAAGCGTAAAGCCCGCATCCCGCAGCCATTTGATCGCCAGATCCTCAAAGAGGTGGCCGGCCTCAAAGATGCGCAGGGTTTTACCTGAGAACTCACGTCCGCTATCGACGGGTGCATTCAGGTACTCGTACTGCAGCGCTCGATCGCACGCGACACCCAAGCGCGAAGCGCCAAGATAGTCTCGCGGGGTTTGAGAATCACGATCCCTTGCTAACCCCTCATCGATGAAGGTGGTGATGCGCTCGCTCAGAGTGTTTGATGAGTTAAAGTCCAACATCACACCCCCCTAAAACGGCACATCGTCAGGCGTGTTGGCACGCAGATGCGCAAAGTAGCCATCGAGGACGGTTTCGATCAGTTGCAGTATCTGTTCGCGACTGTAGTCCGCGAGCGGTTTGTCCATACCAATCTTGGCGACGTAGTCACCCAGTACCGGCAGGACGGCGACGACGGCCGCGTTTTCGTTATGTGTAGGGTCAATCACGTGACCTCCTTTAAATCGTTGTTGATGAATTTCTTGGCAGGCCATTGAGCAGAAGCGTTTGAAAGCTCGTTGAGTGTCCGAGAGTCTGGGTGAAACCCAACAGAACCCGCGTCCCTCACGCCCGCAAATGGCACACAACATCAGGCGGCCTCCTGGGCTCTGGCGGCTTCGAAGATGCGTGTTTGAATGGCGCGTTTGTTAAAGCGGAACGTAATCAGACACGAGGCTTGATACCGCGTGAGACCGAAGTCCCTCTGGTATTCCGTGGGTAGGTATTTGAGCTGTTGTTGTGTGACACTTTGGCTAAGCCAGCTTCGAGACTTCCGAGCAGCCTCTTCAC